GGGGGGGGGTGGCGGTGGAGGCGGAGGTGCTGGCGGAGGTTCTGGTGGTTCAGGAGTAGTTATTTTAAGTATCCCAACATCAAGATATTCTGGCACAACTACAGGAAGCCCTACAATTACAACAAGTGGATCTAATACAATTTTAACATACACAGCTTCAGGCACATACACAGCATAAGGATAAATCATGCCATTAACCACAGTTCAAAATACAATGATCGGTACAAGTTCTAACGTAACAGTGTTAGCACCTACTGTGCCTCTTTATGAAAACACAAGAACAGTGACAACAAGTTATACGATAACAGCAGGAAGTTCAGCGATGAGTGTAGGTCCCCTCACTATAAATTCTTCTGTGGCAATAACTATCCCCAGTGGGAGCAAGTGGGTAGTCCTATAATGTATTATACTTACGCACATTATTCTCCAGACGGTCAAATATTCTATATAGGTAAAGGAATAGATGATAGAGCATTTTCTTTTAGTGATAGAGGAAAAGTATGGAAACAAGCTGTAAAATACTACAAAGGTTTAAAAATTGAAATTATTGCCTATTGGAATACAGAAGAAGAAGCTTATAAACATGAAATGGAATTAATTGCTCATCATAAAAGTTTAGGTGCTGATCTTGTCAATTTAACAGATGGTGGCAAGGGTGTATTTAGATACAAGGTAAGTGATCAGCAAAAAGCATATATGTCTTTATTATTAAAAGGCAGAAAATACGATCTTATTACTTGTGATGTTTGTGGTAAACAAGGTGGTAAAACAGCTATGAAACGATGGCATTTTGATAAATGTACTGGAACTCATGAATTTAAAGCTCGTGTAACTATAAATGGAAAACGGATTAGTTTAGGCAGATTTTCAACGCAAGAAGAAGCTAATCAAGCTTGTTTAAACGCATATATGAAAGCTAATAAGCCAGTACCAAAAGAATTTTATGTACATAAAGGAATAAATAATGTCGTCAATTAGCATCGCAGGAGATACAAGCGGTAGTGTTATTTTACAAGCCCCGTCAGTAGCAGGGTCAACTACGCTTACTTTGCCAACAACGACAGGCACATTAGTCACATCAAATGCAATGCCAACAGGAAGTGTGTTGCAAGTAGTGCAAAGTAGCTATTCAACATTCACAAGCTCATCTTCATCTACCTATGCTGATACAGGATTAAGTGCATCTATTACTCCAGCATCTTCATCTAATAAAGTATTAGTGTTTGCAACAATGGTTGGTGTAGGTAAAAATACAGGAAACTGTAAAGTTGCTTTACGATTGGTTAGAAATTCTACCAACCTTGATGAATTTTCTACAGAAACTGCTGTATCCCCATGGAATACCACGACTCAAGTTGACGTAGGAACAACATCATCTATTACTTTAGACTCGCCAGCTACAACAAGTAGCACAACATATAAAGTTCAATTGGCTGCTACTGGAAATACTGCTCAAGTTTTTATTAATAATGTAAATGGTTCAACAGAAATTGGATGTACATTAACACTTATGGAGATTAAAGGATAATGACTAAACATTCAGCTATATATAAACTTCATCCTAATGTAACCATTATACGTGGTGATGTTGCTTATGACAAAGATGAAAACATTGTTGAATACGATAACGATGCGGTAGAAGCTTTAATGGCGGCTAATGAATACAAAGACTTAAGAGCCCAAGCATACCCACCATTACCAGACCAACTAGATTATATTTATCACAACGGAGTTGACGCTTGGAAAAAAGACATGATAGACCCCGTAAAAAATAAGTACCCAAAAGGATAAACCATGGCATCAACGATAAACGCAACGACCAGTTCAGGCATAGTAGCTACAGCAGATAACAAATGCTCAGTTTATTGGATACATCACAAAGACCATAAAGATTTTTTTAAAGAAGGATATATTGGAGTATCTAACAATACAGAAAAAAGATTTAAAGACCATCAAAAAAGCAAATACAACTTACATTTAGTAAGAGCAATTAAAAAGTACGGATGGGACAATCTTATTAAAACAATTTTGCTTGTATCAAATGAAGATTATTGTTTAGAAATGGAAAGTAAATTAAGAATGTCAGATCATATAGGATGGAATATTGTTAAAGGTGGTGGAAAACCTCCGCTAAGATACGGCAATAAAGATAGATTAGGAATTCCTGGATGGTCTAAAGGATTAAAATTATCTGAAGAGCATAAGAAAAATTTAAGAGAATCACACTTAGGACAATCGCCTTGGAACAAAGGATTAAAAGGTTTTCAAAAAGCATGGAATAAAGGTATTGCTATGGCAGAAAAATCTAAAGAAGCTTTTAGAGTTATTGTAACTTGTCCGCATTGTAATAAGGTTGGACAAATAGCAGGCATGAGATCATGGCATATGGATAATTGTAAAAACAAGGATATTAAATAATGGCTTCTATTGTAAATGCCACTACAAGCTCTGGCGTAGTAATAAATTCTGATAACACGGGTCAACTTGCCCTTCAAGCTAACGGCACTACAGTAATGACTGTAACTTCTACAGGGGTAACAACTCAGGTGGGAGCTCCAGCGTTTAGAGCTTATTTAAGTGCGGGGTATACAGTTTCACTATCCACATATGTAAAAATAGCATTTAATACGGAATCATTTGATACAAACAACAACTTTGATTCAACAACGAATTATAGATTTACACCTACAGTAGCTGGATATTATCAAATTAATTATAATCTTTTAGGGTCGGCATCAGCTACAGGTTCATACGCTGTTATATTTAAAAATGGTTCTCCTGCAACATCTGGCTCTATAGTTACTGGAGTATCAGGAATAGGTTAAGGAGCTGTGTGTTCAGGGCTTTTATATATGAATGGCACAACAGATTATATTGAAGCTTATGCGTACATAACTGGAAATGGTAACATAAGTGGTGGTACAGATGGATGTTCATTCAGTGCATTTTTAGCGAGGTCAGCATGAGTTTAATAGTAGACGGCACAACGGGAGTTACCTTTAACGACTCATCTCTACAAGGAGCTGCAGCGTCACCTTATGTGCTAAAGAACCGTATTATAAATGGCGACATGAGGATAGACCAACGTAATGCTGGTGCTAGTGCAACTGCTGTAGATGCAACATACTCTTTAGATAGATACAGAACAACATCTACTCAAGCATCTAAATTTACCATTGCACAAAGCACAACAGCTCCAGCAAACTTTGTTAATTCTATGGTAATTACATCATCATCTGCATATACACCAATATCTACAGATGAATTTGTAATATCTCAAAACATTGAAGGATTAAATGTTGCTGATTTAGGCTGGGGAACAGCTAATGCTAAAACAGTAACGCTATCATTCTGGGTTCGTTCTAGTTTAACTGGAACATTTGGTGGATGTATTGGTAATGATGGATATAATAGATGCTATGTATTTAGCTACACTATTTCAGCAGCAAATACATGGGAACAAAAAACTGTAACTATTGCTGGTGATACATCTGGAACTTGGCTAACTACTAATGGCGTTGGATTAAGAGTGCGTTTTACTGTTGGTGCTGGTTCAAGTTATAAAGGCACAGCTGGCGTATGGAGTTCTAGTTTTTATGATACAGTTACTGGAGCAGTAGATGTTGTAGCCACCAATGGAGCTACATGGTACATCACAGGTGTCCAACTAGAAGTAGGCACATCAGCAACACCATTTGAACGCAGACTTTATGGTCAAGAATTGCAACTATGCCAACGTTATTATGAGCAAATTAATGGAAGTGGTAATGCTTCTGCTTTTGGTTCTGGAACAGCTTTTAGTACAACAGTTGCAAGAATATTTATACCATTTGCAGTACCAAAAAGAACTTCACCTACATTAACATTTTCTTCAGCGTCTAATTTTTTAACTCAATATGGTGGTGGAACATCAACACCATCTGCAATAGCTAGTGTAGGAACAGCAGTTCAAAATTGTTATATATCAACTACTAGTTCTTATACACAAGGTCATGCTGTTATACTATTAGATAATGTAACGACAAATGCTTATATTGGAGCTTCTGCGGAATTATAAAAATGGAAAATTATAAATTATCATTAAATGCAATAAAAAATATTAAATTTGTAATTCGTTTATCAGATAATGCTTTTATTCCATTTGCACCTGATAACACAGACTACCAAGCCTACCTTAAATGGTTAGACGAGGGTAACGAGCCCTTACCTGCGGACGAATAATGTTTGGATACGCTGCCTTTGCTCAACCACCTTTTGCGTCATTAGCAGGGACAGCACACAGCCTTTCTTTAACTGAAAATATTAACATGGCTGATACAAGTAGCCAAATCTTTGCCTTTAATGAGTCAATGACAGAAAATGTTGTGATGGATGATATTGATGCAACAACAGGTGATTTCTTTGGACTTATTAATGAGTTTGTAACAATGAATGATAGTAATACTGTTACAGCTCAGTTTGCATCTAGCCTTACAGAAGATGTGCTTATGGGCGATACAGAAGATATATCAGCACAGTTTGCAGTAAGTACAACAGAAGATAGCAATATAGAAGATACTTCAACTCAGTACTTTGCAGCATTAGAAGATCGTGTTGAGCCATTTACGATGAACGATATTGTTTCTATCACTGCACAGTTTTTAGTTAGTTTGAATGAAAACAGTGATCTTGCAGACACATCTACTATAACAGCTCAATTCCAGTCATCTGTTACAGAAAATATGACTATGGCTGATGCGGCAAGCATTTTAGCTAACTTTGTAGTCAGTGACACAGAAGATATAACTATGGCAGACATAGAGACTATTATCTCTGTCTTTACATTTAGTATTGTAGAAAACTTTAGTACTGATGATGCAAATACAGTAATAACTAACTTTTTAGCGTCATTGACAGAAAATGTGAATATGGCTGATTCAGCTGCTGTAACAGCTCAATTCCAGACTTCTATAGTAGAAACATTTGCAATGCTAGACTCCCAATTCCCTCGTGGATGGTTTAAAATAAACGATGACCAAGCTATTACTTGGGCAGCTATAAACAATGATAATTCAGTATCTTGGACTGAAATAAATAATACTCAACCTAACTCATGGGTTGTAATAGATAATAATCAATAAGGACATATTATGGCATCAACCTATTCAAGCTCTTTAAAATTTACTCTCATTGGAGATGGTGAACAGGCTGGTACCTGGGGATCCACTACCAATAACAACTTAAACTTAGTAGAGCAGGCTATTACAGGTGTAGATGGTATTGATCTTACTGGTCTTACAACTTACACGCTAACTACTTTTAATGGTACTACAGACGAATCTAGAAATGCTGTATTGTTATTTATAGGTACTCCAGCATCTACAGTAACTATTACTGCACCACTACAAAATAAATTTTATATTATAAGAAATGCAACTGGCCAATCAATTACAATGTCTGCATCTGGTGGCTCTGTATCTCTTTCTATTCCTTCAGGCGTAACTGCTCAAGTATATTGTGATGCAACTAACCAATCTGGTACTGGTACTGGATTCTATTCTGCACAAACAGGATCTGCTGGTAACTTTACAGTAAATGGTAATTTATCAGTTACTGGTAACCAAACAAGCTCAGGTAACTTTTTAGCTGCTGGTGTATTAGGTGCTTATATTGCAGCGTCATTTACTGGAGGAATTAGTAACGGTTCTGGTGCAGCAGGGACTATCCTTAATGTAACATCAGTTGCTAGCGGTACAATATTTATTGGTCAAAGAATTTCTGGCACGGGTGTTACAGCTGGAACGTTTGTTTCAGGATTTGGAACAGGTTCTGGTGGTGCAGGTACATACACAGTCAGTGCGTCACAATTAGTCACTCCTGGTACAACTATTACAGGTGCAGCAAGTGCGGTTGCTACAACACCATCAACTGGTGATAACTCAGTGAATATTGCAACTACAGCCTTCGTACAGTCCACTGTAGGCGTATTAGGTACCATGGCAAATCAAAATGCTAGTGCCGTAGCAATTACTGGTGGCACCATTGCAGGCGTGGCTATTTCAGGAGCAACCATTACATCAAGTACTGTAGGTGGTTTAACTCTAGGAACTAATGGTACAGGCACCAAAACAATTTCAACAAGTACTCCAACGGGTGGTTCAGACGGAGATATTTGGTATCAGGTAAGCTAATTATGTCAAACATTAATTCATCAGATGCAACAGAATTTGAAATAGCAAAATACTTAGGTGAAGCTCCAGAAGGATTTACAGTTTCAAATCAAATAGCAGAACACAGAATTTCTATTTGCAATCAATGCCCAGAAAAAGTTGAAACTTTAGGTGTCGAAAAATGCAATGTATGCAATTGTATTATTAAATTAAAAACAAAACTAACTCACACAAACTGCCCTATAGATAAGTGGTAATATGCCAAAACTTTATGTAAAACAATCTGGAACTTGGAAACAAGTTCAGCAACTATATGTTAAACAATCAGGTTCATGGAAAAGTGTTACTGTAGGTCTAGTCACACAAAGTGGTGTAGGCAAACAATTTTATCCAGATACAGTAGGTCCAACTACATATAGCTCTGCAGGAACTTATACTTATACAGTCCCTGCTACAGTAACTTCTATTAGTATAGCTGCTACGGGTGGTGGAGGAGCTGGTCAAACATCTTATTTTAATGCTGGATCTTGGGGTCAGGCTAACGGTGCTGCTGGAGGAAATACTACAGTTACTGGAAGTGGTTTTTCAATCACGGCTAATGGCGGAGGTGGTGGATCATCTGGAGGAACAGGTGGTACAGTCACTATATCAGGTGCATCTTCAACTACATTAAATCAAACAGGTGGAGATAAGTCAGGCGGTACTGGTGGTACCTCATATTATGGATCAGGATCTGCACAAGGCGGAGACTTTTCTAAACCTGCTACACCAAATTCAGGTGCTGGAGGAGGTGGAGGGTATTCATTTGATGGACCTTTAAACTATGGAGGTTCAGCTGGTGGTACAGGTATTGCTGTATTTGCAGTTACACCTGGTCAAACAATTAGTATTACTGTAGGTGCTGGAGCTACAGGAGCAAACACTGATTATACAAAAGGATCTAATCATGGATCTTATGCGGGTAATGGTGGATCAGGCTTTGTATCTATTACTCCTCTTGGTGCTAATGTTTCTGTTTATAATAGTGCAGGCTCATATACTTATACTGTTCCTGGTGGTGTTACCACACTAAATGTAGCTGTTACAGGCGGAGGTGGTGGTGGTGCTGCAGGTAACGATGGAGGTTATGTACATTATGGTTGGTCAGGTGGTGGAGGTGGATCAGGATATTATTCTACAACGACTTTACCAGTTACTCCAGGCGAATCATTAGCTCTTACAGTAGGTGCTGCAGGTTCTGGTGGTAGTGGCGGTTGTGGCCCAAGCGGAGCTTCTGGCGGATCTGGAGGTACATCATCTATAAATAGAGGTGCAACAGCACTAGTATCAGCAGCTGGCGGTAGTGGCGGCACATCTCCTGGAGGCACTGGAGGCACGGGTGGTTCTGGTGGCCAATCAGGTGCTAACGGTAACAGCACTCAAGGTGTGGGTAGTGGTGGTAATGGTGGAGCTTCTGCTTACAATGCTGGCGGTGCTGGCGGAATAGGTGGTGGTTGTGGAAGCGGTGCTGGCTCTAATGGATTTAACGGTTCAGGAGGAGGCGGTGGTGGTGCACAAAATGGATCTTGTTGTGGTCACCCAGGTGGTAGCGGTGGTGCTGGATATATTTTAATAACACCAATAGCTGCTAACACAGTAACATTCAGTGCTGGATCTTCTGGTACATGGACTGTTCCAGCAGGTGTAACATCAGTTACATTAACGATGATTGGTGGTGGTGGTAATGGTGTAGGTAATTATTCAACACCTCAAGGATGGCCTTCACCTGGTGGTGGTTCAGCTGCATACTTTAATAACGTATCTGTTGCAGTGACTCCAGGATCATCTATTGCATACTCAGTAGGTGGAGTGAATGCTAATACTACATTTGGTACTAGAACTGCTGGTGCTGGTGGTAATGCTCCAGATAGATCTGCTCCTACTGCATGTCAAGGTGGTGATGCTGGTATAGCTACTGGTGCAGGTGGCGTTAACGGTACAAAAGGTAATAACGGTGTATGCGGAGGAAGTAACGGATACGGAGCTAGTTCACCATTTGGTACTGGTGGTGTAGGTACTTCTTCAGGAAACGGAGGCAATGCTTCTGGTTTCGGTGCAGGTGGTGGCGGTGGTGGTAATAACTCTAGTGGTGGTTCAGGCTCACCTGGTTTTATAACATTAACTTGGTAATAATATGAAGATTTTAATTGGTGTTTTAATTACACTTTGTCTGTTATGGTATGTGCATCATTTAGGAGTTTAATATGTTAAGTATACTTTCATCTATTTTAGGATTTGCTACAGCTGGTTTACCTAACATATTACAATTTTTTCAACAACGTGGAGATCAAAAACATGAAAGAGAAATGGCTAAACTTCAAACAGAACGTGAACTTGAACTTGCAAAAGCTGGTTTCGTATCTCAAGAAAAAATTGAAGCAATTAAGTTAGATCAAATAGAAGCACAAACATACGCAGAAGAGCGTGTAGCTTTATATGATCATGATAAAACATTAATTAACAAATCATCTCAAAGTATAGTAGATTTAAATGCAAAAGTAAGGCCTTATGTAGCATTTATATTTGTAGGTGAATTAGTGCTTATTAACTTTATCTCACTATTTTGGGCTATGAAAACAGGAGTTGATTTTGTAACAGCTTCTAAAGAAGTATTTTCTACAGATGAAATGGCTATTGTAGCTTCTATTATTGGATTCTACTTTGGTTCAAGGACTTGGGAAAAGAAATAAGTGAATGTTTCAGAACGTGGCATTAGACTTATTAAACATCATGAAGGCATTCGTAATCGGCCCTATCGTTGTCCTGCTGGGCTTTGGACTGTGGGCGTGGGTCATCTTATTGGTGATGGTAAATCATTGCCTGAATCTTGGAATAGAACTTTTTCAAAGGAAGAAATAGATGGAATTCTTAAACGAGATCTCAAGCGATTTGAATATGGAATACTTAAAATGTTACCTAACGTGCCTCTTAGACAACATGAGTTTGATGCTCTTGTTAGTTTTGCTTTTAACCTTGGGCTTGGCTCATTCCAACGTAGCACTATACGTCAAGCATTATTACGAAACGATAAAAAGGCGGCTATGGAATCGTTAATAAAATACTGCCGTGCTGGTGGTAAAATACTGAAAGGTCTACAAATTCGCAGACTAGACGAAAAAGCTTTATTTGAAAGTTAATTATGCCATTACAAAAACTAACATATCGTGCAGGTATTAACCGTGAAGGAACTGACTATTCTAATGAAGGTGGTTTCTATGACGGTGATAAAGTACGTTTCCGTTCAGGACAAGCTGAAAAGATTGGTGGCTGGGTTCAATTAGATCCAGATCAATTTGAAGGTATTGCAAGATCATTATGGACATGGACTGATACCGATGGTGTATCTAACTATTTATCTTTAGGAACGAGTAAAAAATACTACATATTCTATGGTGGTATTTACTATGATGTTACGCCTATTGTTCAAACAGATGGCACAGCATTAGCCCCTCCTCACCAACTTACAGCAAATCCTATAGCCACTACTTCAGGTTCTAATGTAGTCACCATTACAGATGGTAACTATAACCCAGCGATTGGTGATTACGTTACAATTACTACTACATCTTCCGTAGGTGGATTAACAATTAGTGGGGAATATGTAGTCACAACCGTTCCATCTACAACTACATTTACTATTACAGCTTCATCTAATGCATCTTCAACTGCTACAGGTGGCGGTACAGTTACATTACAGTTTGCTTATCCTATTGGTAATGATATTGCGACTATTGGTACTGGTTGGGGTGCTGGTCCATGGACTGGTGCTGTAGCTACTACAGGGTATACACTTACAAATCCTTTTGACACTACAAACCTATCTACCACAGTAGCCGTTAATCAAACAGGACATGGATTAACTACGGGTGATTGGATTTATTTTAGCTCAGTTCAAAACAATGTATCTGGTATTCTTAATACTATATTACAACAAGCATTCCAAGTGACTGTAGTTAACCCAAATAAATATACGATATCTACTGTATTTGGTTCTTCTAGTTATCCAGCAAATGCAACGGCTGCTGGACTTGGTGGTACGGTTGTAGTTAGAATCCCAGTTACACCTAATCGTGGATGGGGCACAGGATTTACTTCTGGTATTACATCTCAATTAAGGCTTTGGTCACAAGATAACTATGGATCTAATTTAGCTTTTGCTCCTCGTGGCGGACCAATATTCTATTGGCTAGACTTAACTGGCGTTTCAGCTCGTGGATCATATTTATCTACATTGTCTACAGCAGCAGGATTTAATGGGGCTTATGTACCAAAAACAACTAATCAAATTTTAACTTCTGCTACAGAACAATTCTTAGTGGCCTTAGGTTCTAACCCATATGAAGTAGGTACACCTAACACAGCATTTAATCCTATGATTGTAAGATGGTCTGATCAAGGAAATCCATATGAATGGGTGCCAGCACCTACTAATCAATCTGGTGAGTTTACTTTAGCTAACGGATCATACATTGTAACAGGCCTTACAACTCGTCAAGAAATTCTTATTTGGACTAACTCTTGTCTATATTCAATGCAGTATATTGGCTATCCTTATGTGTGGTCATTCCAAGTATTGATGGATAATATTTCTATTATTGCACCTAACGCAGCTGTAACAGTTAATAACGTTACTTACTGGATGGGTAAGGACAAGTTCTATCAATACACTGGTGTCGTCTCAACATTACCTTGCTCATTACGTCAATTCATATTTGAAGATATTAACGTTGACCAATCCTTCCAAATATTTGCTGGATCTAACGAAGGCTACAATGAAGTATGGTGGTTCTATGTAAGTAAGAATAGTGGCGGTACTACAGTAGATCGTTATGTCATTTATAACTATGTAGACAAGGTATGGACATATGGTACTATGGCAAGAACAGCTTGGTTACAATATGGTATTCAACCTAACCCCGTAGCCGCTGATTACAACAGAAGACTTTTATATCATGAGGTAGGTAATGATGATGTTTCTACTGCAAGTCCACAACCAATTGAAGCATATATCCAGTCCTCTGACTTTGGTATTGAAGCTGGTGAGCATCTTGGTTTTGTATGGCGTATGTTGCCTGATGTCAATTTTAATGGTTCAAGTGTTAATGCACCTTCCGTTACAATGACATTATTTGGCCGTCAAAACTCTGGATCAAATCAAACGCCTTCAGATGTTGATACGGTTACTAGCGGACAAAACTATTCCACAGTAACCCAATATATTATCCCTAAATTTACAGGACAAGTTTATACAAGACTGCGTGCTCGTCAAATGGCATTTGAAATTAGATCTACAGATCTTGGTGTAGCTTGGCAATTAGGCATACCTCGTATTGACGTTAAACCAGATGGTAAACGATAATGGCTGATAATGTATTAAGAAATACAATTGCACCAAGTTTACCTGTTGCTACAGAAGACTATCAAAAACAATACGAAGATCAGTATTCAAATATCTTACGTTTGTATTTTAATCAGCTAGACAACTATACAAGAGCTTTAGCAAGTAATATTGGTGGTAGTTTAATTAAGTTTCCTAACGGTGCGTTTTATCAAGATGGGTATACAACTCTTACGGCAAACATGACTAATGTTAGCACAGCACCCATTCAAGTTACCTCTACTGCTGGATTTATAGATTCTGGTGGTTTAATTATTGGTAGTGAGCTTATTAAGTATACAGGTAAAACTGCAACTACTTTTACGGGTATTACTCGAGGTGCATATGGTTCTACTAACGTGGCTCATACTGCAGGGGTAGCGGTATCTGAAGCTCAAACATTAGCATCTTCAGCGTCTACATTGCCACTAACCTTACTACAAACAACCACAAGTAATGGAGTAGCACTTGATCCTACAGATAAAACTAAAGTCGTTCATTCGATAGCAGGTATTTATAATATTCAGTTTAGTATTCAAATGCTAACTTTTGATAACACGATTGACAATGTAACTATCTGGTTTAGATTAAATGGTGTAGATATTCCGTATAGTGCAGGTATTGCGACTGTTCCAGCTATTCATGGAGGATCTCCAGGTACTGCTATTATTTCGTGGAATTTAGTACAATCCATGAATGCTGGGGATTATATTCAGTTATTATTTGCGTCTAACACAGGAAATACGGTTGCGGCAACTTACCCACCAGGTACCGCCCCTGTACACCCAGCCTCACCGTCAATTATCCTTACATCAACGTTTGTATCAGCCTTGTACTAGTAAGAAAGGCAAGAAAAAGCAATGATTTTTAGTAGAAATAGTTTAAAATGTCAATATTAACATTATGGTGAAATTATGAGTCTAGCCCTAGCCGCCAAACATTTAGAATCTCAAGGTCGTAACAAGGACAGTAAACTCGTCCACATGACCCCAGATGAGCTTAAAGCTCTCAATAAGCTATCTTTAGATCACATAGGCAAACCATTATCAACAAACCCTAAAACAGGCCTTCCTGAAGCTGGATTCCTAAGTTCTTTATTACCTACCGTAGCTGGTATTGCTGGTGCAGCTATGGGTATTCCTACGCCACTACTTATTGGTGGTGTTGGTTTATTAGCAACTGCTTTAACTGGAGACATTGGCCAAGGTATCATGGCTGGTCTTGGTGCATGGTCAGGTGGTAAATTAGCAGCAGATATTAAAGGCGCAGCAGATCTAGCACAAGTAGGTGGTAACTCAGCAGCTGCTGCAGCTGAAGCAGCAGGTAAGGCAG